GTTGTATTCAATGGAGCTCTAAAAACCTTAGCAACGAACTCGCCCTGTTCCCAACACTTCTCGCAAAAATGCCATGGTAAGACTAAAACATTTGATCGCACAAAAAATCCACGCGTAAACTGTTTTCCCGTTTCTAAGTAAACAGTATTGCGAGCGACAACTTCTGCCAAGTCTTTTCCAATTGTCGTTTTACTTTCTACGGACATAACAGGCGTTGTGAGTACTAACTGAGACCACGGGTTAGTTTCAGATGTTCTTTCAACAATATCCTTGCCACCTGTAGGACAAAGGTTTCCTTGTGGTGTCAAAACCTCGCGCCACTTAAAGTAGTTGCGGCACATACGATAAACGCAATATCCAACAAGTGAACCAGCAAAACAGGCAGCAGCACGGCTTCTAGCTACACGAACATATGCGTCATAAGTCGCATTTCGACGCAGAAGTAGATCGTTGCGTATTCTTTCACGTTCAAAGTAGGCGAGCCATATGCCGATCAGCAATATGGATGACAAAACGAACAGAACTCCTACAATGCCAAAGAAAGCATAAACTCCAGAAAGCACGTACAAGCAAGAAAACTGACAAGCGTAGAAACTAAATTGCGATTTAAAAACAACAAGACGCAAAAAGTTCTGCAAATAACTTGCTAACGCACTATCAATCACCCAATATGGACACACGAGCGGAACAAAATCAACTAGTCTCGAGTCGAACAAAATATCTCGCTCGACAAGCATCTCAATACCCAGCTGATCTAACCTCTCTCGATTCATTCGTTGTACGTACAGTAATAACTGGCGAACTATAGACGAATTGCCAACTTGCCTAGCAGTACTAGCGGCGAATGCTCGGGCTGTGTCTACTACATCTGAATGTCCGATGTGCGGCTGGTAACATTTACACGGTGCTTTCTTGCACTTTTGACAAGACCAAGTGATCATTCTGGCCAAAGCTTTCCTGTCCATATAATCAATAGGTTCATCATCGGATACAGGATTAACGAACTCATCCTCTTCCTGCTCAGCAAAAGCATCCAACACTGTTTCAACCTCAAGCGGTATGCTAGTGACTGTGCAACGTGACTTACTTGTATTTGTGCACACTGAGGCATCTTCTTCCAGAGGGGGACAATGGCAGTAGCACATACCACACTGCGTACAAATATCAACAGGCTTTCCATTTGTCATTGTGGCCACCATCTGCTTCTGAAATTCGTAATGCTCCTTCGAAGCTAGCTGAGCCCACTGCAAATACTGACGTACACTCACATTGTACATTTCTCTACCTTCGTAATGCAATAAACGCAATTCATAATGGTTCTTGTCAGCGTTATTAGCAAGCTCAGGACCAACGTAACAATAATAAATGGAAATTTTCCATATGTCGGGACACTTTTCAAAACCAAAAGCTGCAGAAACTTTTTTACTGTCCAAGCGACCACCAGTTTTATATTCATCCATGACATCAACATTTATGTGGTATAACCGGCGTAAAACTGATTCCGGTTTCTGACTATAAGTTTCAGCCAGCAAATACCTCTTATTTGTGGTCACAGTGACTAACCATGGTCGTAAGGCAACCTTTCCCTTCATCGCAACATCAGCCATAGGGGCTAAAAACAGAGCATTATTTATTGTCTGTATGAGGCGATAGACAGGAGAAGTATCAGTAAACTGCGGAGAGGTGTTACCGAAATCATCGAAAATAATAACGTTAGTGGAAGACCTAATATTAGAAGCATATTTGTCATTATCTGCCCAAATAGCAACCCTGTCCTCGCTAATGTCAAAACCGTTGTACGTTCCAATGGCCTCATATGTAAGCTTATTCAAAGAACTCTTCCCAAGACCAGTATTACCATACAGTGAAATCGCAAAAGGGGCTAGTCGAAACCCTCCTCTAGTGCGCATTTGGTTGAATTCTGTTCTCCAAGCTCGCATTCTCTCCAAACGATCCATTATAAATTTACGCTCGGGTGTCATGCGCTTACTGCGGTTTACAATGGCATCACCACTCGCAATAGTCGTGTCCAACAATTGCTCATAATCGTTGTCTGTCATTGAAGTGTACTCTCCAAGATTACCTGTTATAGCGTACCCATGTAAATCACGAACTTTATCATATTTTAACTCGAATTCACGAGTTGTAACATCTAACATGAAAAAGGCTTTAGGGTTTCTACTCTGGAATGCAGCATATCCTCCTTCAACGAACTCTATAACACAAGAAGCTACAACGTCCAATAACTCCAATGGACCTATTGTAGCTTCAATAACACGGGGCTCAAAAATCTTGTAACCTCCCAGTGTAAATGTGAGATTCGAAGCGTCACACATACCTGCACTAACGATATACGATATAAGTTTCTTACAATTGCGGGCTTGTGGCGAATCTATATATTGGTGCCAGTTACTAAGGCATTTACGGATACTATCCAGCCAATCTGTTTCTGTTTCTCCACTCTGCTCAATCATCTCCCTGTAGGTTGCATATATGTTTTCCTCGTCAGCTCTTTTCTGACTATTTCCTAATAAGCCTCGGAATGTGTCAATAACGTGGCCAAATAAAGACCTTTGAGAATGAGCCTGTAAGTACATAACAATAGCTGCTGCAACACCGTGATTGTCTCTTGCGGAAGTAATGCAAGTCTTCAAAGAAACTAAAAGCGTGATTTCACGCGCCACTAGGTCCGTATGGTTTACAACCAAAGGGACCAATCGAATAAAACGCCAGTATTGACTGATGAAAGAATAAATTCTCGGCAAAAACGCGAGTAAGGCAGTGTGTCCACAAATAGCATAACCTACGCATAGGGACAACAAATCACTTAACCACCATATACCGGCTGTAGTGCCAGATTGCATCTTCATCTTCAAG